GGCCAGATGTTCCGACACATGGGCGGTAAGGGCGGCTTGCATGGCCTGCGCGGCTTGAGGGGCCTGCTGGAGCATCTGCTGCAAACGCGGATCTTGCCCAAAAGACATGTGCGTTTGGATATGCGCCTCATGATCCTGATAGATAAACGCCTTGATGGGCTTCATCGTGAGGGCGTTCATGTTCTCAGTGACAGGGTCAGTCGGTGGGATTTCCGTCTGATTCGGCAACACTTCCTGCGGATCGGCAATACCCAATGCCTCAATCATCTGACGATGAAGCATGGGCAGGTCATACAACTGAGGGGCTTGAGAGGCCAACTGCAATGCGGCCTGATACTTCATGATCCGCTGGGCCATGGTTCCCGCGTTGGGATCTGACACCGGGATCACATCCACCCGGTCGTCGAAGTCTTCCTTGGTCAGTTCTTTACCCGGAATGTCATAGGGATATTCCGTAGGACCGTAGTCGAAAATCACCTGAGCCAGCAGTTTCAGTTCCTTCTTCATGGAGGCGTGTAAACGCGCCTGAACGGCTGACATCACCTTCATCGACCGTTCGATGATGGCGAGGGTCGTTCCCACTGGGGCTTCGGCATTCATGTCCGCGACCTTCATGTCTGCCTGAGAGGCAAACCTGCGGCCTTCGTCCACGATGTTGCCGAGCAACTGATAGAGCGTACCGGAGGGTTCCTTGTAGGGCAGGAATGTAATGTTGTCCCTCAATGCACCGGAGGGGATATCCACATCACGGAACTCGCCCGGCATGATGGGGGTATCGTCGCCTTTGATCCGCAGGCCACGGGTCTTGAGACCGCCCGGAAGGTTGGAGAGGGTTCCAGCGTCAACTAATTGACGCAGGATAGAGGTGGAGGATTTGGCGAGTCCTCCCACAAGATGCACCAATCCAAACCCGTAGAAACCCAGTCCGGGGATGTAGGTGTACTGAACGAAATGCTGACGGCGCTTCTTGAGCGGGTCATCTTCGTACCAGTTCCGTCGAATCGAAAGGATGATCCTTGAAGACTTGTCGATGGTGACGACGTAAGGCAGCGCAATGCCTGTTGGGTTTCCTTCTGCGTCGGTGTCTTCGAATCCCGGAAGATCGTAATCGACGACCATTTCAAGGAGCGTATAGCGCGAATCCAGATCCATGCCCTTGGATTCACCGTTCAGTTTGTCGTAAGACTTCTGGATTTCGGTGATATCTGGAGAAGGGGGAGGAAGATCGACATCGCGATAGAAACCTGAGACCTGCAACTTTCGAATCTCGTTGTAGGTCTTCTTCATGACATGCGTGGCGCGTTCGCAGGTGACTAAATCACTTGCGCCATAAGAGACTACAAAATCTTCTGCGGGAACGAAGATCGATGCGGGCCTACCGAGAGAAGGGTCGTAATAGACCTTGCGGAATGCCGCGCCGGAGAGTGCGAGAGAGAACAGCAACTTCTCTGTCTCTGAGCGATATTCGCTCATCTTTTCAGTCAGAAGATAGTTTAAATACTCTTGAACGCGCTCTGCTTGTTGAACACGGTCCAGATTCACTTGACCTAGAATCTTGGTCTGAACGGGTCCCTTTGCAGGGAAGATCTCTTGAATTGACTGTGCTTGGAAGCGAACAATTGCCTCAGAGAGCATGGGATGAAATACACCGCAGGCTCCTTCCCATGGCTGGGTACGATCTTCGATCTTGAGTCCGAGAAGATCTAATCCCTTGATGTAAGTTGTTTCCCATTCTTTGCGAGAATCTTTATCCGCATCGAAGAGGGTAACGAGTTCAGAGGCCATGTTCCCGAGGGTGGAGTTATCGATGAACTCCGCGAGATTGTCGCCATGACTCGCCTCAGGATTGGGTTCCGGGGAAAGACTGATCTCTACACCACCATCGGGTAGTTCAACCACGACGGATTCATTCGCATCTTGGATGGGTACTTCTAAAGACTGCCCTCCCATCAAAGAGGGCATCAAAGCGCGATCAACCGCCATGGTGGTCTCCCTTACAGGTCGCGGAACTTACCGCCTTTAACGGCAGCGCCCATACCACGAGCAACGCCAGTCGTTCCCATGGTCTCGCCGCCGCCATACATTTTCTTGGATCGCTTGGCACCGCCCACCATCACGGGCTTCCCAAGACCCTTCATCTTCCCAACAAGCACGTCCTTGGGCTGCTTGCGAGACTTCGGGGCTTCCATCTTCTCAGTCTTTGCAGTTCGGCTCTTCATTGTTTAAATCCTCAGTAGTAGGCTACTTTGCGTTTGTAGACAGGCTCATCCTTGTAATCGGACTGGAGGGAGACGAATCCGCCCCTTCGATAACGGAGCAATGCCTGTGTACACGAGTCCACATAGTCATCATGCTCTCCGGCGGGAAAAGACGCAAATTCTTCAACGACTTCCTCCGCGAATCGGGTGTTCGGTCGCCAGATCTTTCCGCTCGAAAAAAGATCCGCAATGGCGTTTACACGGGCGATCTTGTCGTTCCCCCGAGAGGGGGTGAATTCGGAGACCGGAATCCCCATGGCCCGAAGTTCGAAGATGAGGGGGGTTCCCGCCGCCTTGGCTTCCACGATCAGGGTGTCGGGCTTCCAGTAGTTGTAGAGTTCATACGCCCGTTTCTTCAGGGTCGGGAACTCCATCTTCTCCCGGTGGGCATCCATCAGGATGATGTTCGGTTGCATGGCTCCAGAGCCATCTGGGTGGTAGAACACACCCCAAGTGGTGCAGGCGGAGTAGTCCGAGCGTTCGGATTTCAGGAAGGCGGTATCCCATGACTGGATCAAAAACTGACACTGTGGCGGGGAATCCTGTTCCCAGACTTTCCACCACTCGCGTTTAATCAATGCGCCTTCTTCGGAGGTGGGGTTCTGCTGATACTGGGCTTGCCACTTATGAACCGGGATTTCTTCCCGAATAGCCTCCAGTTCTTCGATGGGCCAGAACTCCGGCCAGAGGGGTTTGCCCGAAGGCATGATCGCCGGGAACTCAATGACCTCCCATTCATCGCCGCCTCTCTGTGCAGAGGCCTTGAGTACCTGTCCGACGAGGTCTCTTTTCGACCAACGGGTACAAATGACGACGATGGCCCCACCGGGCTGGAGTCTTTGCCGAGGGCCGGAGGTGTACCATTCATAGGCATGGTCAAAGACGGCGGGATCTGCCGATTGGCCCTCTTGTTCATCATGGGGGTCGTCAATGATGAGCAAATCGGCACCCTTTCCGGTCACCGCACCGCCGATACCGATAGCGAAATACTCCCCACCCTTGGAGGTACTCCATCTTCCTGCGGCTTTGGAGTCTGCACGGAGATGGGTATCTGGGAAAACCCCCCGGTAATCCTCTGAATCGACCAAGTTTCGGACCTTTCGACCGAATCCCACCGCCAGTTCCGCAGTGTGGGAGGACTGAATGACCTTCTTGTGGGGGTATTTGCCCAAAAACCACGCCGGAAAGAGGAATGAACCGAATTCTGACTTGGTATGGCGAGGAGGCATACAGATGATCAGTCGTTTGAGTTTGCCCGCAGCAATTTCCTCAAACTTCTCGCCCATGATCTTGTGATGACGACCAGAAATGAACCCCGGCCACATCTTATTCACGAAAGGAATGAACTTCTCTTGAGCCAGTTCCTTGGATTTCGCCTTCTCCCATTCCTCTAACAGCACTAACCATTCTTTCTGCTGGTCATTAGGCAAGTTCTGCACTAAAGCCATGATTTTAGGCAGGTTTTCAACTGTTAGTTGCACTGATGGGAACCTCAAAATGCAGGGACAATAGCCCCCGTTTCATCACAATCCCAACCTCTCCCTCTTTTTTTAGCCCTCCACGGCGATTGAGTGGCGTAAGTCTTCAAACACATCGCCTGTCTCATCATCATTTCGCTATCATTTCGCTCGAAACTAGGTGTTTGTTGCCTTCTTACCTCTTATTCTTAAAAGCCGAAGGCAAAATTCTTGAGAAACTACACCCTTACAGCGAATTTAGTGTTACATTTAAACCTAGTTTCTCGCTAACTTTTCAATACAATACCGATTGTATCACAATCCGGAAGGAAAGTCAATAGAGATTGTCAAAATTTTTGCAAAAAAAATTTCTACAACCTCACTGACACTCTACAACAAAATCCTACCGGAACCTGAAAGACTACAACCGCTCCCAACGGAACTTAACCCCTATACCCCGTCTGTTGTTTAGACGCAACAGTAGGGGAAAGTAGGGTAGTCGAGTGAGGAAAATCGTATGTATGGGTACGCGCAGGTACCCGAACGCGCACAGGGGGGTGCGGGTGCGCGATTAGACCGCGCATGCGCCCGCGTTTAACCCCCACGGGCGTGCGTTATCTAACGCGCAGGTGCGTGCGCTTCTACTGCAACGATTCAACCCCGGAACCAGCCGGGCCGCACCCGGCGTCCGACGATGGCGACGGGCCGCACCCGGCGACATTGTCGGTATCGTTGCCAGTCTCATCTGCGTTTACACGCTGCACCGCAAGCAGTGATGACAGGCGGCGCTCCAAGTCAGCCGCAACCAATGCGGCAGGACGTTCGCGGTGATCTTCGACAACGTCGCGGTACAAGCCGCAGGCCTTGCCCAGTAGTTCAGCCGCTCGCAGTTGTGTCTGCGTCGCGGGAGCCTCGCCGTTAGACCATGAACGCAGCAGGCGGATGAGGTTGTCGCGGTCTGAAACAGTGCTGACCTCACTCAGCCGCCTCTTCTCCACCGCTAACGCCTCCATGCATGCCCTAACCTTGCCGTCCACCATCAACTCCGCAGCCCTGCGCTGCACTGACGCCGGTTTCATAGCCTCTGCGTCATACGAATTGCGATACGCCTCAGCGATACCCATGCCATTCACCACGTTTTCAGCGAATTTACGCTGTTTTGCGGTGAGTCCGTATTCGTCGGTGATACCTGCCATTGTGCGTTTAACCCTTGTTTACTAGTGCATTTGCTAATCTTTGACCATGCTGATTGCATGACCGACTCACCGAATCCTACTTTCAGCCCTGTTTAGACGCAACTAAATTCGACCGATAATCAATGACTTAGCATACAGGCTGATAAATTTATCGTTTAACCTGTTGACATGTGACCATGATATCGACGAGTATTGACACCGCCGCAAGGCACCGGCCCTCCAGACAGGCCGAGAAAAACAAAGGTTCTGGTGCCGGATGAGCGCAAGCAGCCCGGCGGTTCCCGAAAGGGGAACCCGGCCTAAAGCATCGGTGAAGCCGTAGGGTTGAAGGCAATGACCTGCAAGTACAGCAGCCGCCCGAAAGTCTGACGATGCCCAACGAACCGGAAAAACCTTCGACTGAGTAGAGCGCCCTCGCGGAGGACGCTGCACTGAGTCAAACAACCATGGAGAACGCCATGAGCAAGTCATTCAAGCAGTCGATCAAGTCATCCAAGCAGGGCCGGTGGATTCTTCATCCGGTCGATGCCGTGCCGGTATGGGTTCCGGCCAAGAAGGGGGGCAAGTGATGAACACGCGCCAACAATTCGCGGCTATTCGCCGCCTGTATCGGATCGCCTGCAAGTTATCGCCGCTGCGCGACGAACACGCCGTGCAGGCGAGAGTCGCGGCAACGTCCGCACTACGTCAAATGACGGGCAAGTGGGACTGCTGCGAGCCGGTGCGTTATCCCGGCGGTCACACCTTTGTGGTGCGAAAGCACACGCGATTGTGGGTGAAGCGCCCGTTCGTCGCAGCCGCCTGCACAAGGTGGCTTGCGTCCCACTAGGTCGAAACCGGCGTGAGCCGGTCTGGCGGTTGTGCCGCCACTGACGAGACCGTCAGAAACAAACAGGAGAACGTCATGAAAATCCTTCTAGTCGCCTTTTTTCAACTTCTCGCCATGGTCGAAATGGCCCTTGGC